ACGGCTGATGGCAGTCCCCACGTCCAGCGCATTTCTCCTCCGCTTCCCCGAGTTCGGCGAGCAATCGCTCTCGGTGATCGAAGGCGCGCTGAGCGAGGCTGGGCGCTCCGCATCGGCCACAACGTGGGGAACTGTTCACACCGATGCAGTCAGCTACCTGGCAGCTCATCTGCTCGCCACACGGACGATGCAGATCGGGCTGCAGGTAGGCACTGCGTCTGGCACTCCTACAGGGTCAGGGTTCGACTCCACCCTCTACGGCCAGGAATACCGGAGGTTGCTCGACAGCCTCCCTCTCAGCGGCTTCGCCTTGTAACCCATGGCCATCTCGGCGAGCACGATCTCCGCCTACGCACCCTGGGGTAACGCCCAGTTGGCGTTTCGGGTTGGGACGGGCATGCCTTCCACGGATGCTGCCACCGGCAACACCGTTCAAGGCACCGAGGTGATTGAGTACCTCGCCGCTCTGAGCCTCCAGGCCCCTAACTGGAAACCCGAGAGCGGTGTGGACGGCACCACTTACATGTGCAAAGGCCGGTTGCTAAGCCCGACGATCCTCGACGCACGGATCACAAACGGCTCACAAGCCGACGCAGTGATCAATGGCTACCGAGGTCGTTTTGAGCTGGTTTTCGACCTTGCCATGGATGCGGTGCACCGCACTGACCTCCGCCAGTCAATCGAGGGTGTGTTCCGTCTGATTGGGTACGGAGGCACATGAGACTGCGCAAGTACACGCTCGACCAAGACCTAGAGCGCGCCACGATCAGCGCCATGCGCGAGCTCGCGACATGGCTGGACGCTCGCTTTACCCAGGAGATTTCCGCGGTGAAGTGGGAGTACCCGACTCCTCCGCAAGTCCGCGACATCGTGGATACCGGAAGGCTCCGCGCCAGCCAGACACGAGTGGTCAACCCCGATGGGAGTATCCGGTTTACCTGGCCAGTCGAGTACGGCAATCAGGTGCACGAGGGTGGCGTGAGCCCAACCGGACTCCGCTTTCCTGGCCGCCCCTGGACCAAAGCCCCGATGGCTGAGGCCCCAGCAAAGTTTGGCTCGTTCCTCCGAGCCCGTCTGCAAGGAGGGTCATGAGCGCAGTCGTGGCCTACCCCACAGTGCTCGACGTCCGTAGGACGATCGAACTGCACATCCTGCAGCTGTATGAAGCCGACGGCACAACGCTGAAGGCAAACACAACTTGGCCGGGGTACTACACCCTGCCAACCAATGCCCGCGTTCCCGCCGTCTACGTCGTGGGACAGACCATGGTTCCTTCCAACTGGAAGGTGACCGGCATTGAAACCACGATCGAAGATGTCCCCGAGATCGTGGTTCCTGACGCCAGCGCCAGCGGCCTCGTCTCCTACGAACGCTGGAATGTGCGCTTCACAAACTACGGGGCGGCACAGGGCACAACAATGCCCATCACCCTGTTGGACATTCGGCGGCGACTAGCCCGCGCATTCCCGCGGGATCAGGTCACCTATATGCCCCGAACTGAAGCCTCATTCGAGGCGATCACGGCCCAGGTCACTGGAGCCGTTCTCACACCCCCTCTTCCGTAAGGAGACCCTCCCATGGCTGATTACGCCATTGGCCTGTCAATGCACAAGGCCCACCGCACAATTGTGCGGGCTGTCACGCTGACTGCGCCGAACCGTTACTTCGCGACCCGCGGCAACGATGGCTTCGTCACCCTGCCGACGCTGGGTACAGGCGATAGCTACGTAGAGCTGCAAGGCATTTCGCAGACCAGCTTCCAGATCAACGACAACGAGACCGAGTTCCGTCTGCTCGGTGACGACGGCTGGGCTGACTCGGTGATCACCGGCGCCCGGGTGCAGGCCAGCTGCACGACGTACTTCATGAAGGACGCCGAGATCCTGGCCGGCCAGACCACCCCGACCTTCCGCGGCAACTACGAGGAAGGCTTTGCTCTGATCGAGCGCTGCCGCTACGACAAGGACTTCGAGATCTACGTCGAGTTCCTCAAGGAGCTGGGCCAAGCTGACGGCAGCAGCGGCAACTACATCTATGACTTCACCGGCTTCAACTGCGTTCTGATGAACTTCCAGGAGAGCCGTAATGCCGAAGGTCTGACCGAGGTCTCCTTCGACATGATGTCCCGTGGCCGCGCTGTCTTCGGTCGTTACAACGCTGGCGGCAGCCCGATCAGCTTCGGTGGCGTTCAGTCGACCCTGCTGGGTCTGGTGAACGGCACCCGTCAGGCGGCTGTGGTTCCTGCAGACAACGCGTCTGCGGTGAACGTGGCCAACGATCTGACCGTGACGTACACCACCAACGGCACCGTGGCGATGACCCAGCTCGCCCTGGGTCAAACCGATGGCTCCGGCTTCCGCCTGGAAGTGGCCTCAAGCGGTGTGAAAGTCCCTGCTGCGGTCAGCCTGGCTAGCAACGTGGTGACGATTAACCCCGACGCGAGCCTGTCTGGCGGTACCATCTACCGCCTGCGTGTCTCAGATGGTGCCCTGACTCAAGCAGTCGATGGCACCGGTGCACCTTCTGCCTCTGGCGTTAAGCGTCCGATCCAAGGCTTCACCACCACCTTCCGCACCGCTTGATAGCGGTAACAATCAACCCAATGCCCCGCCAAAAGCGGGGCTTTTTTGTAGGAACATGACCCATCCACTTCTGACGGACCCAGCCTCAACAGTATTTGCAGTCAACTGCAGCACCCTTGACAACGGAGACCTGCTTTGCGGCGCCATATACGTGATGCCGAACAACCCATTTGCGGTTATACGCTTAGCGGATAGCGGCGCTAGATTCGATGTGGAGCTCCCACCCGAGCTCGTGAACAGCTCTCAGGCGATAACCGCTTGGGACATCACCTTGTCACTTGCTACTGAACAGCATGGCTGATACGCGCTACTCTTCACTTCTGTTCAGAACACAGGAATATCACCGCATCGGTCCTTTTAGGTTCGCCATCTACAAAGACCTGCTGCCTGGCGAGATGCGCAAGCTGGAGCAGATTAACCGCGAGCACGCTAAAGCGACCTATCAGAGCCTGAAGCTCGCAAAAGCCATCGCCAAGAAGCGCGGCATTCGCCCCAGCGAAGCAGCAAAACTGCTGAGCGATCTCGGTGGTGAGGATCAGGATCTGATCTTCGAGTTCGCCGATGAGCTGGAGGAGAATCAGCGCAACGGATTCAGCGTCGTTGAGCAGCAGGCTGCAAGCGTCACAGCGTTCATGCAGCTGCGCGGCGAAGCTGCCTTCCCGGCGAAGCCAGACGAGTGGATCAAGACCTCGGACTGGGCCCAGTCAGACACGGACATGATGCCCACGCAGATGATGCAAGAGATCTTCACCTTCATCATGTGGGAACGGGAGGGCTGGCCTGAGGAGGGAAAAGAGCAGACGAAAGAAGTGAAGAAGACGTAGAGCCGAAGAGCCCGGACGAGCAGTTCGAGGCTTACTACAACAACGTGTATGCGTACGTGGAGTCCCCCGAGACCGACTGGGACTCCTTGTATGTGCGCTTAAAACTGAGCCCGCTCGGCTCTGACATGACGCCCGAGTCGTTCCTAGCCACACCGGTCCGCGTGATCGGTTGGCTGCTCATGAAGCTGAACGAGCACGAGCAATACCAACAGAACATCTTGGCCCACGGCACTGCGATCCTGAACAATCAGGTGATGTGGGCCATGTACGGGATGGGCGGAGGCAAGGGGCCGAAGCCTACGACGACGTATCGAGACTTCTTACCGTTCCCTGAAGTCGCAAATACGCAAGAGCAAGCGCGCAAGAGCTCAAGGATGAAGCAGACCAGAAAGGTGCTAACAGAGCTGCTTCAGTCAGGGGAGTTACCCTACAACATTGTATTAGCACTGTGGCACGGACCTGGCAAGAATCAGCCGTAATATACGGTTAGCGTGTACGCCCGAGCGGAAGAGCTGTGGCCGACTATCGCATCCTCATCGAAGCGGATACGGCCGAGGCTGAAAAGGGTCTCGAGCGGGTTGACACGGTAGCGGACGCCGCCGCCCGAGATCGAAAGCTGAAGTTTGAAATTCCCAACTTAAACGACATAAACAATGGAGTTGAGCGGCTGAAGACAGGAATCGAAGGAGCGGCTAACAATATCAAGTTGTTTTATGGTGTTAGCAAGGGCCTGCCGGTTATTGGCGAAAAAATCCTCAATGCAGAAGAAGCATTTATTGCCACGAGATCCGCGATTGATGCTGCCAACGAATCCATCAATCGCGGTGTCGGTGCTGGTGACCTGCTAAGCCGCACATTCGAGAAGCTCTCTTCAGGCGCTGACTTCCTTGTCACAAACCTCGCAAAGATCGGCTTCGCTCTCTTCGGCCTTCAGAAGGTGGTCGAAGTTCTGCAAGGAGCCTTCGGCAAGCTGTTCGCGGAAACGATCGGCCGCGAAATCCAGCTGCGCGAGACCCTGCTGAAGACACAAACGACTGTGGCCTCGATGTCCGACGTCTTTGTCGGCGGTAATAAAGTCACCGATCCCCTGGAGAAGATCAAGGCCCTGACCGGCTCAGTCGAGAAAAACATCGACTCGATCCGAGAGCGGTCCCTCGAACTTGCAGGCGTCACCTCCAGCGAAGTCGTCGAAGTCTTCGGCATCGTGGCCGGACAGATCGGCCAGGTGGGCGGGGGCCTGAAGGACGCAGAAGACCTGGCGATCAGCTTCGCCGCTGCGCTGGGCACCTTTGGCATCCCCTTGCAGCAAGCCCGGCAGGAAATCACCTCGATGCTGCAGGGCAACATCGGTGCTGACTCCTACCTGGCTCGCGCCCTCGGGATCACTAATGCTGACATCGCTAAGGCCCGAACCCAGACCGGCGGCGTCATTAAGTACATCCAGGACAAGCTGGCCACAGCCGTCGCTGGGCAGAAGCTCGCTGCTCAAAGCTTCAGTGGCGTGATGTCCAACATCCGCGAGCTCGGGGAATTGATCGGTCAGAAATTTGGCCGCGGTCTGCTGGACCCGCTGCTCGCCGGCATCACGTTCATCTACAACAAGCTCGGTCTCGTCAAAGACGCGCTTTACGACATCGCCGAGCGCGCAGGAGCCGCCCTCGGGGCAATCGCGCGGATCGCCGCGACGAAGATCTCCTTGAAGTTATTTGGCGGCTCGGACACAGACGACGCGATCAAACGTGCTGGCGAGACCGCAAAGGCGGTAGCTAACACAGTCTTTGCCGAGCTGCAGCGCATTGCAACGACAACGATTGCAGCCATTATTCAGATTATTGACGCGCTAAAACCCGCATTCTTGACCGTCGCTGACACGGTTGCGCGCCTCGCCAAGACGTTCCTCGAGATCCAGGTTGGTCAGTTCCAGGCTGTACTCACAGCCCTGGCAAACATTGTGTCCATCATCGGGCCAGCTGTGAGCGCCATTGCCGGTCTAGTTAACGCCTGGTCCCGCTTCCTCGACTTGCCGATTCTGCAGTACGTCTCCGAGGTCGCTGCAGTACTGGGCCTGCTGAAGCGAATGGGCTTGGACACGGCAATGATGATTGTCAGCATGGCCGGCTTCATGCTGAACGTTGGTGTGCCCGCCATCGTGAAGATCGGCATCGCCGTTGGCGGCTTCATTGTCACCTTGGGACTACTTGTCGCCGCCCTGGCCAACGTCGGACTAGCCATTGCCGGTATGGCTGGTGCGTTCCTTGCTCCCGCTGCTGCGATTCCCGCGTTGCAGGCAGGTCTGATGCAATTCATCGTTTCCATGAAACAGGCAAGTGCGCAAGCTGCTCAAACGGGCGCGAGCTTGGGCGCGCTCGGGGCAGGCATGCAAGGCGTAGGCGCTGCGAGCAAATCGATGGCGATGACTTTGGTTGCGAGCCTGGGTAAGTTTGCGTTATTACAGATCGCGATCGGAGTCGCCATTGATCTATTCGGAAGATTCCAACGAGCGCAACAAGACGCGGGCGCCAAACGAGAAGCAGCGGACGCAATAAAAGCAGTTGAGACTAACGCAAATAGCGCAAAAGGTGCCGTAGGCGGATTAACAGCAGCAATAAACGATTATAATCGGGCATTACTTGAGACAAGAAAGACCGATCTAGTGAAGCAGTTAGTTGAAACAAAGCGAGCTCTTGATGAGCAGCAAAAAGCAGTAAGCGAAGGCATAAAGGCCGGCGTCCCTAGCCAATGGACGCGACCAGCTATTGAACGACTCAACGAACTCAAGAATAAATATAGCGAGATAGAAAGAGAGATAAACAAGATTATTGCAGCGCAAAACAAGGCTAATGAGCCCACCGCAGAAGCGCGTGCGCTGCAGAACAAGAAAGATATGCTCGACAAACTTCAAAAAGAATTCAAAGTCAAACAAGACATCGCCAGCATCGACGCACAAAACGCAATCAACGCGGCTAAGGCCGCTGGATTCGGCAACGCTGAACTATCAGCCCGACTGGTGATGTATGCGCAGCTTTCCCAGGTCATGGGAGAGATTAAAGCCAAGCAAGAGCTTATGGCAAAGATCAAGTTAATTGACCCCAGCAACGTGGAGGACATAAACAAGCTGAAAGCCGAGATCGCGCAGCTCGAGGGCAAGGAGATTGATATTCAGCTTGCAATACAGAAAGAGCAGTTCCAAAGGGATCTGGAAGAAATCCAGGCGAGGGCACAAGCAATGATTGGGAGTATTGACGTAGAAATAGCCGTTACCGCGAATATGCAAAAGATTGCGCAGGCACAAGCAGAGGCAGAGAAATCGCGCCTAAACTACATACTGCAGGTGCTAGAAGCAGAAAAGTCTAACGCAAAGAGTGCGAGCGCACAGTATGCGATAGCCAAACAGATCTACCAAGTAAAGGTTGCGCAAGCCCTAATAGACTATCGCGTTGCGCAAATGAATGAGCAGACAGCAATACGCCTGGCCAAGCTCGAAGCTATGAAAGCTAATATCAAAGTGTATGAAGCCGAGGCTGTTGCTGCCGCGGCTGCAGCTGCAGGTCAACTAACTAAAGCGCATGAAATGGCTGTTCAAGCCGCGCGGGATACGGCAGAGGTTGCGTGGGAGAACTACGAAGCCACGAAAGAAGTAGCAGCTTATCAACGCGAAGCGGCTTACTGGCAGTTACAGTCCGCTCAACAAGCCGCAGCGGTAGAGCTCTCACAAGCGCGAACAGCGGCATCTACTCAGACTGCAGCCGATGCAGCAGGTACATTTGCCTCGAATATGGGTCAAGCAGCAGGTGCGATTCAGGAGGTATCACGAGGGCTGGCGGGTCTCCCACAGGACTTAGCACCGAATTCAAATCAGAGAGAGAACGGTGATCAGGTGTGGGATAGCAACAGCCAGCGCTGGGTTCAGAAAGCCCCCGATGTCGTGTTCGAGAAGAACAGGGTTATGAAAGCGAAGATGCTCGGCCCCGGCCCTTCTTACGTGTACCAGCAACAGAAGGCTCAAGAGATTATCGACAAGTACAACGCCCCGTACGTAGGACTACCCGGCTACGTGCCTTATGACCCATATGGAAAACAAAAAGAGTCCACAGTTCCGGAGCCTGTAAACCTAGTTAGTCCCAACAACAACTCCCAATCACCCTTTAGCTCTAACAACGAAAGCCCCAATGTTGATATCAACGTAAACACCGGTCCAGTCATGGAGTTCGACGGTACCAAGTACGTAACCCTTTCTGACCTTGAGTCCGCAATGCGTACTACAGCTAGCGGTGTGATCAGCACGCTGCGTACGCCCTCTTCCCGTACTGCCCTCGGTATCGGCTGATGCGTGCCCAATCTCAGTACCTCCGCATCTACGACACCGGCGGCACCACCTACAACCGTTGGCAGTCCTACTACGCCAACGACAGCGTGACTTGGGCCGGCGCCAAGTGGTTATACGTCCCGTTCATCGCTGACGGAATCACAGCTGGCATCACCGGCGACGAATCCAACGTCACCGTGACGACCGCTGCCACAAGCATGGTGCTGACCGCCTTCGAGAACGCAATGCGTGAAGGCTTCTTGGTCGATCTGAGCATCTACCAGTTTGACGTGCTGGAAGGAAACAACGCGCCCCAAGCCGGCCAAGAACTCGTTGCCGCTTACACCGGACAAGTCGTAGGCGGACGCAGTACGCTGACCAGCCTTACCCTACAGCTAGGGTCTGCACTATCACCTGTTGGGGCACAAGTCCCGCCCCGCAAGTTCACCACAGCCATCATGGGTCAGGGCATACGTTCATGAGCTGGATCTCCGCTACCGATCCCCTGGTACTGCTCGGCATCCAAGCCGGCCAAATCAACACACCTACCTCCAAAGATTCTGTCCGCGTTTACAGCACCAACGAACTCGAAAACAACCAACGATTTATTGAGCTTGGCGAAGCAGTACCTATCGTTTTCGCCCGTTTCCGTAACAGCGCGGGCGGAATCTTAATTAGTCCCGGAGCAAGTGAAGCACAATTTGTTAATTTTTCAGACAACGAAGTAAGATCAAGTTACATTTTGCCTATTAGCGAAGGAGTTATAGAAGACATACCCGTAAAGGACGTATTTCAAGGTTCGTGTCGTACAGGCTTTCACAGCCAGTGGTTCAACGGACGTGCTGGAACGTGGCCTCCAGGGAATTACATAGCGCAGGCATACGACAGGACTGATTTCTTTAACCCTATCCCTTATCCACTCCCGGAGGCCCCCTATTTTTGCGGAACTGTAGGACTGTACCCAAATATAACTACCGTAAGTTTTATAAGTCGTTTATTCGAAAATGGTTCTGACAGATATAAACGTCAAGTTAACGTTTATATTCGTGGCGGAATGCACGTCACCCGGCTGTACGACAACGTGTACGGCCCCAGCGACAACTTCGCCGATCTCGTCAAGTGGCTGCTGAGCAACACCGCTCGTATCCCGAGCGCAATGATCGACAACGCCGCGCTAGTTAAAGCCGCCCAGTTTCTTGAGTACAACAGCTTTACCTGCAACTGCGAGCTAAAAAACAGCACTAACTTTGCAGACTTCGTTTCCAAGTGGGCACCATATTTTCTCCTCGGCGAAAGCAACAACGGAGGCAAGAAAGGTCTACGCCCGCTGCTGCCCACTACCCCTGCTGGAGCAATCGACACCAGTCCCATAACCCCTGTCTACACATTTACGGAAGATCTGATCCTGCCTAACACGCTTGAGATCGACTACACATCCCTCTCTGACCGACTGCCGTTTGTAGCTCAAATGCTCTGGCGCCAGCAGCTGGAAAGCGAGATCGGCATCAAACGCACAATCGAAGTCCAGTACACCGGCACTCCAGCAGAAGGCCCCTACGAGTTGCACGATCTCAGCGAGTTTTGCACAAACGAAAACCACGCCGTAAAAGTTGGCGCGTACATTATTGCGCGTCGCACATACCCGACGCACGTAATTCGTTTTGCTGCCCGCCCGCAGGCACACAACACAACAGTCACAGTAGGTGACATTATTTACGTGTACCTGCAGAGACAGGCAACAAATTACGTTGCATCTGCTCACGCATACATGTATCAAGTGGAGCGCATCGGCAAAACACTAGCCGGTGATATCACCTATGAAGCCGTACATTTTCCCGTTGACGATCAAAACCGCAGCCTGATCGCTCTTGACGTGGCCGCCGCCACTGGAACTGGGTTGCTGTTTCCTTCAGTCCGCACTGGTGTGGAATGCGACGAAAACGCAAGCAACAACAACACCATTCCCCCGAAAACCTCTATCAGCCCCGGTGACGTGAACGACCCTGCGATTGGTGGTACCGACTCCGCCACTGCGGCCAGCATCAAAGTTGTATCTAATGGCGGTACCGGTGGCGGTGGTGGTGGAAGCGGCGGGCCGGGTGGCAACCCTGATGACGGTAAGGATTCCGATTTCCAGCCATATAACGGTCTCGACCCCAACGGAAAGGGCTTGGTTGGTATGCCTATATCCTTATACTATCCCGAAGGATGCTCCGTGCAGTGGGTGTCGAACGGTGAGCCAATTTCAGGCGCAACTGGCCTTAGCTATACACCAACAGGCACAGACCTTGGGCCGCAAACTCTATGGGCGCAAATAGATTGTGGCAATGGGCAGATAACACTGCCACCTCTAGACGTCTATCAAGTTATGCCTGAATACGATGAGAATATCACGGCAACAGTTACCGTAAAGTTTACGCATATCGAGAGAGGTTTTGTATGTAATACAGGGGTACCTTCTTTTGTGCTTATATCAACCCCGACTACCAAGATGTATGAAAATATGACTTTCAGGAAGGTTGCTGTTCACACGCTCAACACTGGCGTAACCCCGGCGACTAAGTTGGCGCCAACTATGAAGTATCAAGTAGCGTGCAACGATCTGACATCAACATTCAGGCGAAACGGCGCCACTATATTTACCAACGGTGGCGTTGAAACAGTAGATAGTTGGGTGTCAGCGGCTGGCAACATTCTTTCTAATGATGTAAAAACTTTATATCACAGCTCAGAGATATTAAGCATCGCAGTAAATGGCCAGAATGTCCTTAATCTGGGACTGCTTAATGCAGTAGCAAGCGGGGCCAGCTACTGGACAACAAACGGAGAGGTTGGCGTACTGTAATGACCACTTTTCCCACCATTACACCAAGCGGACGCACCTTCACCCCTGGTGAATACCCGCACACGCCGTTCACCACCATCAGTGGCTGGCAGACCCGAGTGCGGCATAGCAATGTGATGCTCGCCAGCCAAGTACGGTTGACTTTTACAGAGATCACAGAAGCCTCGATGCTGAGCATTCTGTCCCATTACCAAGGGCAGCTCGGTACTTTCGACAGCTTTGATCTGCCCTCTACGGTCTGGGCCGGAGCGACACCAAGCCACTACCAGCTCACCAACTATCTCTGGCGCTACATAGATCCTCCAACAGTCGCAGACTCCTATTACAACCGCTACAACGTCGAATTAACACTTGAAACCGTACCGCCTGATGGCGCCATCGTCGATGGCATGTATCGCATTGTGGTTATAAATCTCACCGAAGGCGAGGCGCTAACCAGCAGCGGCCTGAGTAAGACAGTCACCGTCAGCTTTAGTGCTGTCGGCTTCCGAGTTCCCGGAGTCGATGCCACAATCAGCGCGTCCTTTAGCGCTGGCACCGCCGCCGCATCCAACGGCATCACAGCAGCAATCGCAGCCACTCTTGCTGCGGGCACCGTTGCCATAGCCAACGGCATCGATGCCACAGTCGCGGTTAATTTTGCCCCTGGCGATGGCACCGTACCGAATCCCGGCGCCGATCTTTCTATCACAGTATCGTTTACACCGGGTACGGCATCAGAAGCGGTCGATTCCGATTACTGGTCCGATATGTCTGTCCAGTTGTATGGTTGGGAATCCCTGGCCTACATAGAATGGTGGGGGAATTGACGACACATGGCCGCTCCTAACCTTAAAACCCCGACCACGATCACGGGCAAGACGGCGGTCTATGCCTGCACGGCGTCGTTGGCCTCGGCGCTTTCCAACGGGGCGTCTAGCGGCAAGGTTTTTAAGATCAACGGCATCAGGGCTGCCAATGTCGCGACAGCCGCCGGCACTATTGAAGTCACCGTCTTTCGATCCAGTACGCATTACGAGCTGATCAAGACAGCGCAAGTACCCGTCAACAGCGCCTTTGTTGTGCTGAACCGAGAGGAATACTTGTATCTAGAAGAGGGCGACGCGATCTATGCCAAGGCCAATGCCACCAGCACGATTGACCTGATCCTTACCTACGAGGAGATTGCCTGACCATGACTGTCGTACCACAGACATACACGGCAACTGCAACTTGGACAGCGGTCCAGCTAGCGGATACATTTAAGACGGCATTTATCGATGCCGACCTGATGACGGACTGGTTCGATAGCTTCTTAAGTGGCACGGTCGAAAACCGCATTCTCCGCGTTATTAACAATGGCAGCAAGACCTATGGCACGGTCTACTACTGGTTTATGTTCACTACCACAGGGGCATTTGTAGCTACTACAAATACCTGGAATGCAACAACACATGTGCCAACAGGCACGCAATACATTGATTATTTCTCAACAACTACTAACGCAACAACTAACCACGCAACCCTGTTGGCACTGACTAACACTACAACTTGCACGGTGACCCGTTACACCAGCGGCGTCAATAGCGCGGTGTCGCTTTTTCTTGTTCGCAACGGTGCTTCAGATACATGTTTCATGCTGTCGCATCCGAGCTTTAACGCATCATCATTCGTCGATCAAGATAAAGTTCAATTTAACACTCTAATAACATTTGGAGGAAGCACTGGTGGGCAGTACGCGATTCTATCTACAAGGCAGGCGTATAGTACAAGAGCCAGTTACCTTGGTGCTATGCGCCTCAGGGGTAACACCACGGTAAGTAACTATACGCAACTGCTTAATTTGTTTCAATATGTCGGATTTGGCAATCTCAACAATAATAGTGGCAACTGGACTACAACAGGCATTTACCTTCCTGTTGCAGCGAGTAATACAAATACTGCACTAGGCGCAGACCACACTCCAATGTACACGGCGCCACCGATTAGCCCGTATATGTCCGCATTGCCAAGCGATTTTGGAATAACATCTTATTACGCAAGCTCAACTATGGTGGCACAAGATACATTTGTCGTAAGTTCGGGCACAGAAGAATGGGAGATTTTGGCATACGCGATAAACTCGGCTACGAGTTCCGCAAGAGTATTATTCTGCGCCAGGACCGTTTGACATGGCCAGCTTTAACCAGTCCCCATTAGGGCAGACATCACTGGCACTGCAAGCGTTTTCGCTGACGCTCGGTACAGATGTTGCCGCCGCATCTGTAATCCCTGCCGCAGACAAGCGCACGGCTTACTACGTCAAGCCAGATTGGCGGCGTAAGCCGAGCCTGTTGCGCTAGGCCCTTTTAGACTTCCTGTAACGCATCACCACCATGGCCAGCCTCATCTACAACTCCGCGATCGATGACATGGCTCGCGGTGCCATCGACTTTGATACCGATACCTTCAAAGTGCTACTGGTCACCAGCAGCTACACAGCCAACAAAGACACGCACGACAAACGCGACGACATTACCAACGAAGTCTCTGGCACTGGCTACACAGCTGGCGGCGTGACCAGCGCTTGCACCGTCACCAAAGACACGGCTAACGACAAGGTGACGCTGAGCCTGGCTGCTGTCAGCTGGCCCACCTCCACGATCACCGCACGCGGCGCTGTCTACTACAAGTCTCGCGGCGGTGCCAGCAGCGCCGATGAGCTGGTGGCCTACGTCGATTTCGGCGGCGACGTGACCAGCACTGGTGCAACCTTCAGCCTCGGCGCTAGCACCATCACGCTGCAAAACTAATGGCCACGTTCCCCGCGCTGAAACCGGCAACACGCCGCTACAGCATGGGCGTGTTTCCCGTCACCGAAGAACGCGGTTTCGGTGGGGGCTCAATTCGCTTCCGCCACGGCAGCACTGCCTACGGCCACACCTTGGAACTGGGCTTCGTCGCTCTGACACAAGCCCAGGCCAAGCTCATACGCGATCACTACCGCGAACAGCAGGGCGGTTATCGCTCATTCCGGCTCAGCAGCCAAGCATGGGCCGGTCATACGAACTTCTACGATCTTGTACCTAGTACAACGGACTGGCGATATGACGAAGCCCCGACAGAAGTACATCTAAACAACCAGTATGTGGATATGTCCGTGAGACTGCTGAGTGTACCAGACATAACCAGTAGCGGTGCAGCTGGATTAACCCGTATTCTTACATTGAGTTTAAATGCAGGTAGCGCAACAGTGACCTAAACCAGCTAGGCCACTCCCCCGAGAGCGTCATACCGATAATCTGGGCTTATCCTTCCCGTCCAGTGTGGTAGAAGTCCTCGCCGCCGTCACCGGCGCCGCCATCACTGTGGGCGCTATGGGCGTTGGCGCCATGGGCCGCCGCGCAAGCGAGGGCCGAGACGCCGTCGTGCGGTTGACCCTCGCCGTCGAGAACGTCGCCACTCGCTTAGAGGAACTTCACGTCGACATCAAAGCTGACAGAAAGGAGACTTACCACCGGCTCAACGGCCTAGAGCAGCGCGTAGCGAAACTCGAAGCAGGCCACCCATGAGCAATCCAGCAGTCGTCGCCCTCGTTCTCAAGTTGCTCGTCGGCTGCTACTCCTACATGCTCGTGATGGCCAGCGCCAACGTGCTGAGCTGCGAAATCCGCCGCCCCGGTCAGTGCGGAAACCAGTGGACTAGCGCCTTTCAGGTAGCGGGTGGTGCAGCCTCCACATTGTGGGCATACATCACCGATTCCCCTGTCCAAGCTGCCCCCCGAGGACGGCAACGCCCCCCACGCCAGGACCCATGAAATCCTTCCTGATCGACCTCGCCAAGGTGCTGCTCCGCGCCGCCCTCACCGAGACTGTCCGCCGGGGCCTTCCCGAGATTTACAAGCGACTCGACGCCGAGGTCCCTGTGCTGCTGTACAACAACGCGCCGGCATCCTCAGTAGCTGGTGTTGTAGCAAGTGCGATTGCCGATGTATCTGGCAAACGTGCTACCGCAAATCAGATCGCTGCTGTAGTTGGCTTGTACGACCCGATCCGCGCTGCAGTCCGGGGCCTCCGCTAATTCCAGCCTCGATACACTGCCTCAGGAGGGCACGAGCATGCTGAAACCTGGGGTCTACGACATTAAGCTGCAGCGTCGTGCTGATTACAGTGTTCTTCTAACGCTGAAAGATAGCACCGGATCTCCCATCAACTTAACCGGCTGGTCTGCTGCGGCTCAAGCCTGGGATTACACCCGTACAACAAAGCATGCCGACTTTACTATTACATACACAGATCGACCAGCCGGTCAGATAACGCTATCACTAACAGCAACTCAAACGACTTCATTCCCAAAAGAAGCCCAATATGATCTACTACTTACAAACCCTTCAGGAATTAAAGAATACTATCTCGAAGGAACTATTGTCACCTCAGAGGGATACACAGCGCCATGACTTCAGTCTCAATCGACGAGACTTTTAATACAGTCGTCATAGAAGACGACACCAAGGTCGTCGTCGTAGAAGAAGAAACCGGCATTGTCATCCAACTGACAACAGGAGGCCCTCAAGGGGCTGCCGGCGTCGGCGTCCCTTCCGGCGGCACCGAGGGCGACTTATTAGTCCGTACTGGTGGACCGCCTTACTCAACCGCCTGGACCGACGCCCCAACTGTTGACAAGATCGGCCTTGACCTAAGCGCCGCCGAAACCGTCAGCCCCGGCCAACTTGCCTGGAACGCCACCGAGGGCACCCTCGACGTTGGCACGCCCGGCGTCACCTATCAAGTCGGCCAAGAACTGGCATTCCGCTGCAAGAACGTTTCCGCCGACCCGATTGTGGACGGCGAAGCCGTCATGTTCATGGGCGCGGATAGTGCAACCGGCCACCTAGAGATCGCCCACATGATCTCGGATGGCACTGTGCCCGGCTACGTGTTCTTTGGCGTCGCCACCGAGCCCATCGCCGTCGGCGCCCTTGGCTACGTCACCACGCTTGGCAAAGTCCGAGGCATCGACACCAGCGCCTTCCCGGATGATTCGCTGCTCTGGCTGGATCCCACCACGCCCGGCGGCTTTGTCCTTGCCGAGCCCGCAGCCCCCAACCTCAAGATTGCCGCTGCTGCAGTAATCAAGAGCCACCCAACAGACGGCATTCTTTTCGTTCGTGCCGAGACCGGGCGCAACATCGCCCAGTGCCACGACGTTGAAATCGGCCTCGGAGCCCAAGATCGCGAATACCTCGGGTGGGACGAGGCCATGCAGCATTGGATGCCGTTACCTATTCCCAATGCAGCACCACGCAGCATCACGATCGCAGGCCCACAAGCCAATGACAATTTCACAATTTTTAGAACAGACAAAGAAACAGTTATTACAAGTGTTACGGCTCTTGTTCGCGGGACAAGTGCCCCTGCAGTTACTTATGAACTGAGATACGCTTCTGACAGAAGCACAAACGGGACAGCAGCTACAGCGCTGAACACAGCGTCAAATTCCACAATAGGGACTTCTGCTACTCCTATTAACCAGCCTATACCTGAAAACCACTATGTATGGTTACGCATTACCAACGTCATAGGCAGCGTGGACGAGTTCAATCTCTCCATAGGCTTTTAGACTGAGCTCACCGCTTCTCCGTCCAGATGGCCACCTTCAACAAGTTCAACTCGTTCGTGGAGGCGCTGGCCGAGAAGGTCCATAACCTCGGCAGCGACACGCTTACGGTGGCGCTGACCAACAGCGCTCCGCTGGCGACCAACACGCAGCTGACCAACATCACCCAGATCAGCTACACCAACATCCAGAACGGCACGACCACCGGCCGCAACCTAGCCGGCGTAACTTCCGCTCAGACCAGCGGCACCTACAAGCTGGACGCCAACGATCTGGTGCTGACTGCC